CTATTCCTGCCATAGCGTTTATTGCCCAAACTTCGTCAAATTCGTTTCCGTGTGATATGGCTAAATGATAGTCTAGTTGACTTTCTCCCATAGCGACTATGGCGATGTTCGCCCCTTCGAGTTCTTTTATTTTCATGCTTGTGGTGATCTCCTTACTTGGTCATATCTATATTGATCTCGGGTAGATTTACCTTCTCCAAGATTTTTTATCAAAGCTAGTGCCTCTTGAAATCTTTGTTCATAGATTGGTGATGTTTCATAATTTTTTAGGTATATCATAGCTTCTGCTAAACTACCGTATAACAATGCATTGGGAGCATTAGTAGAAAGCCAAGTTGTACCAGAATCACCTGCCGAAGTAAGGGATGAGGGTCTATAAAAATAGTGCAGCTCAAATGTATAGTTTGAATTAGGCGTTGGTGCCAATATAAAAGTATTTTCGTCAAACTCTGCGTAATACTTTGGTTCTCCCGTAGTGGAAGATGCGGGTGTGTAGTCCCGAATAAAACTTGGATGCTTTAGTTTAAGAAAGCTATAGTTAGAAGAACTGTCTATAACTGCTAAACTAAAGGGAGCTAGGAAATCAGTGGGTGATGCTAAATATGCAGAACCAGATGTTGCTGTTCCTGTTACGTTTTTAATAAAGTCGTCTAATTGAACGGCTTTTAAAATACGCTCTTCTGCAGATTTTATAAAATCATCTAAATGGTTAGTAAAAGACGTTTCTGTGGATTCAGCGTAATCTTGTATTGCAGTTTTTAATGTAGAATAAGTCCAACTCATTACATTATCCTGTAGTTACTGTTACAGTACCTAAACTTCCTGTAACTTCGTCCATATAAAAACTAGAACCAATAACGTCATTATGTGCAACATCCATAGAAACTGCGCTAACTCCGTCTGCGTTCACAGTATTTCCTGATCTAACTATACCATATCCAGCAGTTGGTTCTGATTCAGTTGGTCTTGGTTGTTTCAAAGCTTCTGGATCAACAGGAGGTCTAACTGGGTCTAGTTGGGGTGCTTTTGGTTCATAGCACTCTGGACAGACCTTAAAACCTGTCCATTCTAGTTTCATCTCTAAGTATTTATAGACAAAACCACATCTATCACACTCTGCTTGAGAATATTTACCAACAGCGTATGCCATTAAAAATAGCTCCTGGCTGGTACGAGATGCAGAGAAGCTCTATTACGGTCTTCATCAGCAGCAAGTTTAAAGTCTTGTTCATATTGTTGCTTTAATAATCCAGCTTTTTCTGGGTTTTTCTTTAAAGCAATATAGTAAGCTAACCCACTAGCCATACAAGGCATAAACCTTGAAGGTATTTCTGGGTCTTGAGCAGAAGCAGTTACATCATCTATACGCTGTATAGTATTTGCTACCAATCTATAGGTATATGTGCTGTCTGGTGTTGGCCACAGTTTTACAACTGGTGTGGTTTGTCTATCTAAAAACAACTGAACTGGTCTTCCTGTGGAAGACTTATCAGGTATGCTTAGATATTCAGCACGCCCTATACGTGTTAGCTGTATATCAGTTGTTGTAGAACCGTCGATCTGTCGTATGATTGCGGAAACAATGTCTATGTCATAAGAATTTAATGTATAACTATTAGTCCCAGACGTTAGATTAGTTGTAACTTGTTCTATTGTCCAAAGATTAATACCTCTATTAGACCAATCAGCGAACATTATATTTAATGATCGCCGAGCGGTCTCCGCATCATAGCCTGTCCTAAGCTCTAGCCCAGCTAACTCATATGCTTCTTCTATTGTATCTGCTATGGTTAACTGAAAGGTCTTAGTACCTGAGGTAGCCATGTGTTTTAAAACTCTTTAATTACTGTTAAAACAATAACGTATGAATCTCCACTAGCATGACCTGTAGTTGTAAGTTTGATGTCTCCTGTTTTTCCACTTGCGGCAGCAGTGTTCTGCAAACCACCTATGTATGAAAAGTCAACATCATCGCTATAGTCAGAATTTAAATCCCAACATATTGTATTGGTACTTGCGTTCCATAATAATTTAACACTCATACCAAAAGTTGAATAGTTGACTCTTGCGACTTTACAACCTGTGCAAGCAGCACCATCACTAATTCTCGCAGAAAGTGCGCTTACATCTATTTTGGTAACAGCCGATTCCCCAGTTCCGTCGGACGTATTGGTTAACTGTATAACAGCCTTTCTATCGTCATCAACAATTGTTGTTGAAGTTACTGCGTCAGCCATAATCTACTCCTTACTCAAATGGAGTGGCTAATGTGCCATCGCCATGTAAAAATGCTTCACAATGCCACACGGCAGCAGTAGTTGCTTTTAAGCGAATAATTCCGCCTACTAACCAACCTTGTGCTGCTGATCCTAGATCAATAGTATCATCATCACTAGCATCAGGTATAAAGGTATTAGTATCACTCGCAGTTGCTGGATCAAATAGTTGAGCAAAACCAGAAAATAAATCACTGGCGTTGTCTGTGTTGATTTGTCCTGCACCTGTAAAAGTTGTGCCTACTATAAATGTATAGTTAAGACCTGCTGCTGCGGTGGGTAATGTAACTACAATACCTGCTGCTCTGTTTAAAGTATACACTTTACCTGAATCGGTTGATTCAACGCTGTGTGTAGCACTTGTAATGCTTTCTATATTAGAATAAGAAGAAAGATATCCTGTTGTGGTGATATTACCGCTTGTGTCTATATCTAGATTGGTTGTGATAGCACCTGTTGTCGAGTTTTTGGAGATTTGTTCAAAACCCCCTTCGGATCTGACTGGTCCACTAAATGTTGAATTTGCCATAATTATTTCCTCCTACGGAAATAGTTCTATAGTCTTGGCGTAGTCTGCTAGGTCAGTCTATAGAACAAAGTTAATAAACCCTAGAAGTTTATTCTATATTATTAACTACAAAAAAGAAAGGGATCCGAAGATCCCTTTCCTAACGATTTAAAAAACCGTATTAGGCACCAGGAGAACCGTAAACACCTCTCCAATCTGACCAACCGAAAGAATATCTTTCTCTCGCTTTATACCTAACATTACCAGTTTCGAAGTCTCCTTCCATACCAGTTGCCATTGAAGCTCTTTCAAAGTGCTTCATGCCGTTAGGTGCATCAGTTTTAACAAACCATGCATCTGTGTCGGTTAGATAGTGGTTAACAGTATAGCCTTCTGGCAACATCCCCATGTTTTTCATGGCGTTGATGTCGTTATCTGATGTTCCTACTCTGCCAGGAGTGTTTAAAATCCTGTCAGCTACAAATTGTAGTTGTGGTGGAACGATCAGTTTTCTGGCTTGTACATTAACCTTAATACCTCTTTCATCTTTATATCCAGAGATATCGATTAAGGCATTCTCCAACGAAGTTTCGTTGAGGTCTGCTGCTGAACTTGGCTCATTCGATTGATCCCCAGCTGTAAGAGTTGGGTGATCAGTGGTCATGAGAGGTTTCCCGTCGCCTCCTGGATAGGAAGTAGAAAAACCATTATTAAGTACATTTGCAGCCTTAACTTGTTTCGTATTTGCCATCGATCTAGCCAAAGCTCTTGTATATCTGGAAGAAAGCGTGTCGTAGAGATTATCTTCGATTGCTTCTTCTGTCAATGCGAAAGCAAGGGCTACCGTTTCGTGAGTGTAACGAGACGTGAAAGTTTCTTGTGCTGTATCATAACTCACTGCTGCACCTTCTCCTTTTACTGGAGCTTGCGCAAAGCCTGATAACATCACTTCTTCCTCAAACGCACGATCTGAAGTTTCTGTATCAAAAATTTCAGCGTGCTCGTTCTCGTAACGATTATACTCGAGACCAAAGAGTGCATTCAGTCCAGGCTCGAGTTCTTTTACTAATTGAGCTCTATTAATTGCCATTGTTATTCACCTTTTAGTCGTTACCGTACGTCGAAGCTGGGAATATGAAATACCCTCTAGCGTATTGCGCATTAGCAGTGTTATCTGGTCTAGCCACATAAGCCACTAATTTTGCTATACCACTAGCAGTAGTCGTAGTCACGCCTTCTTTCGAACGGTTGTTGTTAGTATCACCTGCAGTTGTAGAGATAGTATGCACTTTTCCAACATCAGTTTGTGCGGGAGTCCCAGTAAACTGGGCTTCATACACGATGTTAGGATCAGCGTACACGTATGCTTTAATATTTGCAGAACCTAGTGTAGCCGTACCTGAGACAAATCTTCTTGTGAAGACTACTTCTCCTGTAGACTTTTGGTACTCACAGCCACCAAATACACCTAGCGGAGCATCTGTTGCCCCTCCTTGAAGTACATATCCGCTTGTGAGCTTAACGACGTCACCTGAAAAGATATCGCCAGTAGCACCACTTTGGATAGGAAACTCAGAAGGACGAATAGTGCCCCCAGCCATGTGATATGCTGGTGTGAATCCATTTGGGTCATTTACATTTGCCATGTTTTCACCTATTTTAAGTTAATTTATATATTGACGATTCTAAGAATCGCCTCCTTTACCAAATGTGACTTGAGTATTTCTATTAGGTTTGCTAATAGGCATCCTGTTGTCACTTTCTCGCATTAAATTTGAATCGACTGCCTCCATTTGGTCTGAAGCCATTTTATTGTAGTATGCACGTCGTTGTTCGACGGTTTCGATTGGCATCTTCGCGAGGATTAACCCACCTACTCCAATTACGCCAGTATGTCTACCGTGTTCAACAGTTGGGGCTTCAAACTCAGGGTGTTCGTCTGCTCTCACAGGTTCCCATCCTTCACGAATACGTTTTGACATATTCGCTTTGTCTTCTACTCCAGCCATTGATTCCCGTATCCATCTGTAAACGTAACCTTCTGGTGGCGTTGGTGCGTCTAATAAAGACGGTGGTTGCCATGGTTTTGGGCGAGCAGTTTCTGCTCGGCTATCTGCAGATCTTGGAGCTCGATCTGTAGTGGTATCTTTTTCTACAGTTGTTGTATTTTTATCTACCATTTTATCTCCTTCACTTAACGTGTTTAGCGTATTCTTCAAGCGGAACACCTAGTCTTTTTGCTATTGCAACTTGACTAGACGATAGCTTTACTGTGCGTCCTTTTCCTGTTCTGCCTCTAGCACCTCTGCTAGAATTTGCAACATTCTCTTGAACGTTATTTACTTGAGAAACTTCTCCACCACCGTTTAATTTGTGGGGAAAGGCTTCCGCCATTCTTCGATCTACTTCTTGATAATAATCATCAGTTGTTGGATCAAATCCTTCTTGTTCGACTAATTGCCTATGAAAAGCAAAAGCACTTGTTGTCATAGCCAAATCTTCACCGAACCAATTGTTCTTTGTTGCCCACTCCTGAGCTTTCGCATCAGGTGCTGGGGGAGTTTGCACTTGAGGTTGTTGCTGTGGTACTTGTTGAGGTTGTTGTACATCAACAGGTGGCTCTTGTGCTTGTTCTTGAGGTCTAACTCTGTTTAGACTTTCAAGTTCTACAGCAAGTGTAGCAACATCTTTTTGTGCTGCCAACAGTGCCTCTGAATCTCCGATATCGTGTGCTTTTTTATAACGATCTTCGGCAGTGGCGAGTTGGCTTTCAACTCTTGCACTATATTCATCATATAGGCTTTTGTCTTTTTGTGAAAGGGATACTTGAGTGCTGTTTAGTTTTTGTTGAACACCTTTAGCGTATTCAACTGCTGCTGCTTCCCTTCTCTCTGCTTCACGAATTTTATAAGTTAGCTTATTTATTCGTTTTTTAACAGATTCACTATAGTCCGCAATTTCCTCTTCATCGGATTTTGCTTGTTGGGGTTCTTCTTGTTGAGGTTCTTCTTTGGGTTCTTCAACGGCAACCTCTGGATTTTGTTCTTCTTCCTCTGGTGCGTCTACTTGAATCTCGACCTCTTCGTTTTCAGTTTCTTGTTGCATGGTTGCTGCCATGATTTTCTCCTTTAGTTTGCGTGATTACTGTACATCTTCTGGGTTACTCACCACAGCTAATACTTCATCATCGTTTAATAAGCGCAAGTCACCACCATCAATTTTGATTCTAGCTCCTGCGTATCTTCCAAATATAACCCAATCTCTTTCTTGGCACCATGCGCCATTCGGGAATTTAGATTTATCTTTGTAAGCATCTGGTCCCAATGATACTACGAAACCAACATTAGTACCTAATCTTTCTTTTTCTAAAGTGGTGTCGGCTAACAAGATTCCTCCCTTAGTCATTTGTTTTTGACTAAAAGGTAGTATCAATATTCTGTATCCTGTGGGGTCGGGAAGTTTCTCTATAAGAGACTCATCTTCCTGAACTGATTCAGGTGTGAACTCTTGCTTTTCTTCCTCTGGTTTTGATTCTCTAACCATTTCAACGTGGTCGGGAATGGTGTCACCTTTTGGTGCTTCTTTTAATGCATCAACTGCCATCGTTTTGCTCCTTGATGTTTTGCAGGTCTATTATTATTCTCTCAGCTGAGCTCAGACCTGCAAGCTCACCGAGTATTTTTTGATATCCTTCCCAATCTTGAACTCCGCCTGTTCTTAACACTTCTGTTAAGTCTTCTTGTCTTTGACGAAGTTCTTTTAAAACTTTTTGTACTAAATAAACAGGATCCATTAAGTTAAGTCCTCTAACTTACACGTAAACCCAAACCCCTGTAAAAAAATGATAAGTTCTTCTTCTGTCATTTCTTTTTATAGACTTTACCGCCACCACCATATTTTTTAACGTCTCCGCCATGACTATAGCCTTTTTTACCATAATCACCACGAGATGTTTTGGCTTCTCCTCTCATGTATCTTTTCCTTTCGCACATTCCTGGCATTATTATTCTCCCCAGATTTTTATTTTCTTTCCGCCCCAATACTCAACAGCGTGACCTTCTGATATTAGTTTTTGACAAATATCTTCACCGTCTGCTGTGTACGGGACACCTAAAATTCTTCCGTACTTACCTTTCCCTAAAGATTTAAGTTTGAACTTCCCTGTGCAAAGTTCTTTTAATCGTTCTTTTGCAGCTTTCCCCATAACCTTTTCTTGAGTTCTTTCTGGATATCTTTTTGTGTTGATTCTAGATTCAGGTGTGTCTATGCCTGCTAAACGCACTCTTTGCTTGTGTAGTTTTACATCAAAGCCAAGATCTAGGACACAATCAAATGTGTCTCCGTCAATAATACGGTCTAGTGTAGCATTATATACAAATGCTTCTGGAGAATCGCTCACTGTTTTTATCGAGCTCCGCTAGGACTTTTGTTGAACTTAGTACCTTTAGTTGCAGCACCTTTCCCTTGAACTGTTTTTTGACCATCGCCAAAAACACTACTACTTGTTGCATTAAGAACCGTAGTGCCTTTGACTGGTTTAGCCAAGTTAATTTTTCTAGGAGCTGGAAAACTCACTTTTTTATATTTAGTGGTATCTTTCATTTAGTCACCTTTCGTGTTTGTATCGGATGATCTTACATCTTTCAATATCTGACCATACGTTTTATTAATATCACCTTGTGCTTTTAACAAGGCTTCTTCTCTATCTTGAGCAACCTTCATTTCTGCTATTGCTTCTTGTGATTCTATTTTAGCCTGATCCACCTCTGCTCGTAAAGCATCTGCCTGAGCTCTTTGTGCAATTTCTTCTTTCTTAAGTTCTACAATCGGATCCATCTGAGCACTTTGTTGTGCTTTCATGAGAGCCTCTTGCTGACCTGTGACTTCTTGAGTTGCTGTTGCTGCTGCGGTAGCTATTTCATTCATTAGTTCCTGAGCTTGTTCTGGCGGCATCTGTTGTATTTGATCAAGCGGTGGTAGTGGTTGTCCTAGTGCTTGTTCAATTTGTTGTTTGTACCCCATTGCTATGTGCTCTTGTATATTAGCTTGTATTGATTGAAGAGCTGGTGGGTTTTGTTGCATTTGTGGGTTCTGTAGAAATGCAGAATGGGAGGCTATATAGGCATCATGGTTTTGGAATTCAAACGCCTTAATAGGTTGAC